CTTAAAAAACTTTATAAACCCGACCCGATTGCTAACATTACGGACATGGCAACGAGGACCGGGGATCTGACACAAGAAGGTTTAGGAAGTTTAAGAGCTGGAGCAGAAGGCCTAAAAAGATTTCCAGAAGAAACTCATCAATTTATGGGTCGACCACTTAAGGACGTAGACTTTGCTAAAATTGATCAATTGGTGGCTGAAGGAAAGATTCCTGCTGCACAAGGTGCTGCACAAGGGGCTGGTGAAGGCGTTAGAAGCGCGTTTAATCCAAGAAATGAAATTCATGTTAACAAAGCAAAAGCTTTACTAGAAGATCCTCAAATCAAGGGAGTTTATACCGAAGCAGAAGTGAAAAACGCTTGGGATTTTGAAGGTTTGTATCAATCTCATTTTGACAAAGGCCATGTCGACGTAGCTAGACTTTTAGAGCAGGAAGGACACAATATTCCGGAGATGCGGAGTGCTGCTAGAGACGCATTATTACAATTAATGAAAAAAGAAACTGGGGCAGGGAGCGGTTTAAGAGATTTTGTTACTGAAGTTGATTTTAAATTCATCAGTGAGGGCGGCGGAGGCCGAACAGGTGATCCAATTAACTTAATGGTAAAATATTTTGGAAAAAATGCTACAGAAAATTTACCGAAGAACGCAACTAAGGAAAATATCGATAAATTTACAGATTTTATCATAAACGTTAAAGACTCACGCGGAAGAGGCATTAACGATCCGTTTTTTGATCGAGAGACAATAAATTTTTCGGAATTTACTAGATTAGTAGACGAGTATGTGCCTCCTTTTGCAACAGGTGGCCGAGTTGGTTTTAAAGATCCAGCAGGTCGGGTAGGTGGTGGAATGCGGAAAAAGGTAGAGGATTATCTCACAGTAGAAACTGGAGGCAATGAAATACAATGGGTGTTGGATGAGAATGGAAACTTAGTACCATGGGTTGATCCTAATCCAGTAGATGAAATCAACACAATAAATGTAGGAAGCGGGATCAAACTTCTTCTTAAAGCTGACGGTGGCAGAGTTGGTTTTAAATATGGGTCAAGAACAATTGCTAAAGGTGCACTTGCTTTTCTTAAAAAAAATAAAAAGAATTCTGAATATATGTTTAAGGCATCCGACAACGTATCACCGGGTTATGCTCACGGAGACACTAAATATAACGCTGAACTTCTTGCAGAGCAGTTAGCAGAAGATGCTGGCGTCGTGTACGATGATCTTGACCATATCGCACGATCAGAATTTTACGGCACAGCCTATGAGTATTTATCGAATGAAATGGCACAAGTCTTATTACAGAAAAGAATGTTGAAAGATATAGGTCAAAAAATGCAGCTGTCCGAATTCGACATTACAGGTCGTAAGCCAAATGCATCCGGTGGTCTAGCTAAGATTCTGGAGGTATAATGACTCCGACACAACTAGCGGCAAAAAATGTGCACATGAAAGAGTATTATAGAATTAAAGCTGACAAAAAACTTCTCGATAGAACGATTACTTATAATATTTTTGGTAAAGACGTTACTCTTCCAAAAGGATTTACCCTAGGTACCGGAACAGGTTTAATCCAGAATAAAAAAAGTATTGAAGAAGGTTTTAAAATATTAGAAGAGTGGTTTAAAAATCCTACTCCTGAGAATTGGACCAAATTATTTGGAAATAGACTGTTTGGAAGACAGATTAGAAGTTATTTACTAGGAGAAGAAATTTCTACTCGTAAAGGAACAGGTTTAAATCCTGCTGGTAAAAAATTATTTGATACTTTAAAAGTTAAAGAACTTATTCCGAAAGATAAAATTGATAAAATTGTAACATTAGCATCTGATTTAAGAGAAGGGTGGCAGGAGAAGGTATTCAAAACAAGAAATTTCATTCCAATGTCTGAAATTGAAAAAACTATTAGAGATTTTTCTGGTGGGGACGATTGGATAAAAGCAAATCCGGATTCTACTAAAACAGTAGACAATAAAAATATTTGGAGACGGAAAGCTACTGTAATTAGAAGTGACATTGCACGTCAACAAAGAATTGGTGGGTTTCCACATGGGTATAGTAATGAAAGAAAACTTTGGGCTAGTTTATATAGAGCAAGTACGAGAGGGGATAGAATCAAGATTGTAGGTGAATTTGCTGACGGTAAATTACCGGTAGATGAGAATTTAAAAATTAAATGGAATTTAAAAAATAAGGATGGTGTTGAAGCTTGGAAAAGAGTCAAATTTATAGATACCCAAGCACCCGGCAAGCCTACTTTTACTTTTGGAGAACCGGGAGCGTTTGCAAAACAAATTGATGAAGTGTTTGGTAAAGGTTTTTTCGATGAATCTACAAAAGCATATAATACTCAACAGATTATAGGTTCCCAAAAAATAGATGGTGTAACTGTTAAGGATATTTTTAGAGAAAAAATTTTAAGAAACCGGTTACTTATAGCACCAATGACCCATAACGGCGTTCAAAATCCATATAAGGCCGATATGATTCCTACAGAGATTGAATTTAACAAATATTTTAGAACAAGCGCTCCAGGGTTTACTATATCTGAAGTTCATCATCCATATGGAGTTGGTAAGGACCCATATACTACGGAGTCTGCTTTTCGTCATGCAAACAGAGCCCTGGGGAAAGCGGAAAGAACTTTTGCATCGGGAGGTGATGAAACAAAATTTATTAAAGAACTTACAAGAATTAATGATGAAATAGGTGGTATTAGATCTTCGGTGGGAGGAGTATTGCATGGTTCAAAAGCTACAAGTGGGCAGCAGATATTTACGGAGAGTTTAAAATTTGTGGGTGAAGAAAATTTACCAAAACTGAAACAGATATTAGTGAGTCTCGCAAAGACTAATGAAGGCGGTGTGTGTGGTGTATTGGATTTTAAAGCCGGAGGTGGAAGAATTCGTTTTGCTGCAGGAAGTAATTGTGCCAGAGATATGGAAATTGCTATTAATAAGAACCCGATTAAAGTTACTCAGGATATACTTAAATTAGAAGAAACTACGCCTGTTTTAGGTAAAATTAAAAATGTAGCCAGAGGATTTTTAGGAGCAGTCGGAAAATTTGGCCCGGCTGCCGGAAAATTTGGAGCGTTAGCTGCATTAGGTGCAGTTGCTCAGCCACTCGTCAGACAATTCATGAACGACGACCCTTCAACTTATTTAACTGATCCCGATCAACAAGCAGGAATGCTCGATGCATTGCTCGAAGGAAAACGAAAAAAACCTAGAAGTGAAATTCTCGATTGGACTCTTACAGGAGCATCAGTAGGTGCAACAGCAGCCGCGGTTCCGGGTTCCGGAGCATTGTACAAATATCGAAGAGGATTGTCCGAGACCAAAATACCTAAAGCAGGCCCAATCACTGAAGCAGGTTTGACTGCAGGAGATTATTTAAGTCGACACGCAGGAAAAAATTATGGAAAACTTAGAGCGGGTGCAGGCGTAGGACTGAAAGCACTTTCAGGGATGTTTACTCCCGCAGGACTTCTTGCAACAGAGCCATTAAGAATTGCACAAAAAAGAAGAGAAGGAGAGAGCTGGGGAGAAATAGCTAAGAGTCCAACTATGTGGATGGGACCAGCATTCGCACCGGCAATGACAAAAATTGCAACTGCTGGAATGAAAAAAGGTTCAGGATTAGCTACAATTTTAAGATTAGGATTGCCACGGGCTGCCATGGGACTAATGGGTCCAATAGGTTGGGCAGGACTTGCAATATCTACAGGTCTGACAGGTTATGATTTATGGAACGATTATAAAAAGAAGAGAGGTTTTTTTGCAAGCGATGAAGAATAAAACATTAACTAAAAATATGCCCAATGTGAAATGGAAAGAAATTCCACCTGTAAAAGGGCCAGATTCACAGGGCTTGAATGTTCCTGTAAAACAAGCTAAAACATCGGAGAACTCGAGGAAAATAAATGGCAGATATAGACAAAGCTCTACCTAACGTAGAGCAAACGATAACAATTCCACCTGAAGAAGAAATCATCGCCCAAAAAGAAACGGGAGTAACTCAAGTTACTGAAGATGATGTTAGCGTCGAACAACAAGAAGACGGTGGTGTTGAAATAAATTTTAATCCCAACGCGGTTAATCAACCGGGCGGAGAAAGCCATTTTGACAATTTAGCAGATTTACTACCCGACGATGTCCTAGGAAAATTAGGATCAGAATTAAATGAGAATTATATGCAGTATAAATCTTCTCGAAAGGATTGGGAAGATACTTATACTAAAGGTTTAGATCTTTTAGGATTTAAATATGAAAATCCAACACAACCTTTTCAAGGAGCTAGTGGTGCTACGCACCCAGTCCTTGCAGAGTCCGTAACACAGTTTCAAGCACAAGCTTATAAAGAATTGCTGCCAGCAACAGGTCCCGTTCATACTCAAGTAATGGGTAGACCGGATCGACAGAAAGAGGATCAGGCTGTCAGAGTAAAAAACTTCATGAACTATCAGCTCATGGATGTGATGAAAGAGTTTGAACCCGAGTTCGACCAACTGCTTTTTTATCTTCCTCTGGCCGGCTCTGCATTTAAGAAAGTTTATTACGATGAACTTTTGGGCAGGGCCGTGTCAAAATTTGTTCCGGCAGACGATTTAGTTATTCCATACACTGCAACTTCACTTCAAGATGCAGAAGCAGTGATGCATACAATTAAGTTATCAGAAAATGATTTAAGAAAAAAACAAGTATCGGGGTTTTATAGAGATGTAGAATTAAAACCTGGTTATGACGAAGAATCAGAAGTTAAGAAAAAAGAAAGAGAATTAGAGGGAGTTAGAAAAACCAGAGATGAAGATATTTTTACATTGATTGAATGTCATGTAAATTTAGATCT